CAGTATTAGATGAAAACATAGGTCCTACTATGTCTTGTACGCTTTCAGCAACTAAACTAGCTGTTAATGTACCACTAGCTAAATTAGTAAGTGTGACGTTACCTGTAAGATCACCGCCTAGTGTAATAACAGGTGATTTGTTTATGGTGACGGCGGAGGCAATGTCCCCGCCATCGATGTTTAAAGATACGCCTGTTCCTGTGGCGCTAAAGATTGCGTCAAGAGCATCTAAATTAGCATTAAGTTTCTGACCCCAATTAGTAGAAACATCTAATTCTGGTTTTGTAAGCGATAAATTTGTTGTTGTTGTATCTGCCATTATGCTGACGCCTGCCTATCTAATTCTGTATATGATGCGGCTGTTACGGTCTGTTCCGTCCAGATGCCGTCTGCAACAGTTTGTTCTGTGTAAGTTGCGGCCGCCACATCCTCAGGTTCCCATTTTAAACCACCAAGAGAGACAAAACTACTTGTTCCTGTAATGCCTCCTGCACCTAAAATAACTAACTGACCTTCTGATACTACCGCTGTTTGCGGTGTAGCGTTAGCAGCTCCAAGAAGCACTAACTGTCCAGCGGATGCCAGGCTTGAAACGGCAGAAATATTTGAGGCCCCAAGATCTATTTGTAAAGCAGCTGCGACAATACTTGACGCGCTTATTGTGGCTGCATCGGTGTTAAGTATTCTAAGTCCAGCTGCGGATGCGCTAGAAGTTAGAGAAACGGCACTTGCGCCAAGATTAATTTTTCGACCGTCAGCAGTAACAAGCGAAACGCCTGTTACAGCGACCGCACCAAAATCGTATTGAAGATTATTCCAATTAGATTTGTTGTAACGTCCAAAGTTATATGTTTGTTCGGACATTACTCTAAGTCAGGGTTATATCTACGTCACCTGCATTGAATCGAAAAACGTCGCCAGAAGAAACTGTCTTATTGGCGGTTAAACTTGCGTAAGCTAATAAATTACCAGATGAAGAGGCATCAAATATACCAACAGCAACTACTGTTCCATAATCAGCCGTAGCAGTTGGATATTCAACCGCAGCTGAGTTTGTTGCTAAAGTGCCTGTCCCTGAAACAGAAAAGGCCATTGCTTGTCTGGCGTAAGCTGTCCCGGAAGTAGATACCTCGGTTCCTCCACCTGTATCTGACGGAGCAACAGTATATAAAGCTGCATACACCGCAGAAGGGGAAGTATATGAAGTGTTAGTAAAAACATGCTTTAACAAAGCATCTTCTAAATAGTCTGTAAATCCTGCCATAAATTACCTCTTAGCTCATGTAGTATATATTTTTTTTGGCCTTACCATAAGTTCTTCTTCTTTGAATTAGTGATCCTTTTCCGAACTCACGATACTCTTGTTCCATTCTCATTTCCTCAAGCGCCTTATCAAAAAGATTGCTGAATAACGCAACTCTGTCGTCCTCCATCAAAAAGATAGAAGCGTGTTTCAAAGCTCCATATAAATAAACGTCTGGGTGATTACTTGAAACAAAGTTTGTTGTGTTGCTATCGCTCAAACTTGCTAATCTTGCATAATAAGTCAGCTGTAATGTGTATGATTTATCTGGACTAGGAGCAAACTCCATAGTGTTATCAACCAAAGCAAAATAAATTGGTTGTCCTGTTTGATTATCATTTGCTGCCCTATACATATCCAGGCTTTCTATAGACTGTTGCAAAACAGGTTGAAAATTGTTTGAAGCTATCTCTACGTTTATAGCCTCTAACCAATCTGTCGGTAAAGATAAATATTGAAGCTCTGCTGTGGCTGTTGCTCTTTTAACCATATCAGCAGTTCTTAACATTCTATTTAATTCTGCTTCTGTTTGATCTATAAAACCATCAAGCTCAGAAGTTAAATCACTTCTGTTTAAATAACTAGCTATTCTGGTTTTTAATTCTGAGTACGTCATATTTTGCCTTTCCAAACTCTAAACATTTTATTATCAGGATCGTTAAGCCATCTTTTCAAATGTGGCTTGTCTTTTATTGATCCTTCTCTAAGCATTTTATTATATATAACCATAGGTATTTCTGCGACATGTCTGAACTCTTTTCCTGGTTCTAATTCACTATAATTTTTTACAGCGTCCAGGACGGGTTGGACATCTTGATGAGTTTGGTAAACGTACTTATCGTCCTCGGTTGCAAACTTGTTAGTTAGACCGTTTTTGATGTCTATGATTGTTGTGATTGCCATTTAAAAAAAGGGGGCCGAAGCCCCCTTCCTTTTAGTTATTAACCTGCGTCTGAACTAGATACTTTGACGTCTGCCACGATACCGTGTGCAGCTTCATTTCTCATTTCTAAGCCGTACTCAACAAGGAGCATCTTAGTTTCAGCATCACCAACTGTTGCAATATCAATAGTTTCAAAATCTCTAAGATATGCTACAGCTGCGTATTCTGGGTCTAACAAGTGAACAGCCTGTTCTCTACTTCTGTTTGAAGGAACTACTTGTAGTTCACCAAAGTCACCAGAGTAGATAGAGACAGAAGCCTCGATAGTATTAGCATCGACAAATTGTCTAGCTTGAGACCTTCCTGTAAAACCAGATATAACTGATTTGTTGTAAGGCCCGACCATCAATAAAGAAGGCTCTGCGCCACTAGCGAAACATTGTTGTTGAACATCTTTAACCATTGCTTCGGTTAAATCTCTTCTAGTTCCGTTAGTTCTAGCTGCTGAGTCAGATCCATTTGCGCCATCACTAGCTTTGTTTACGTTGGTAGCGTACCAAGTTTCCAAAGATCTAGTTTGTCTCGCAGTAGAGACGTTACCAGCATTTTTGGCAATGTTCTGAGTTAACGCTTCTTCCATATCTCTTTTTATAGCTTTCGCCATAATAGCTAGTTGATGCGCCATTTCAGAGTTCTTACCAGCTGTGTCGGTAGCCTCTTGAGACCCGGTTACTGTAGCGTCTCTGCTTGAGATCATTGCTACGTTGGTTGCCCTAGTTGTATTAGTAGAAGTAGATTTACTTAGCTCGAATCCTTCAAGTTGACCTGTTGAAGAAGGAGTTGGTAAAACTTCTGTCTGCCAATCAAATTGGACGTTTGAAATTTGCCTTTTGCCTACCGCTGAAAGGAATGGTGTTTGAGAGGGAGAAATATTATAAATAATATCTGCTAAATCTTCTCTATTACCAATCGCTTCATAAGTATCAAAAGCATTTGTTACTTGTGCCATTTTTTACCTCTTATTTATTTAGCATAGTTTCAAAAACTTTAGCTGCGTCCTGGACTTTCCCGGACTTAGCTAACCTTTGTTTTGCTTTCTTCGCTGGAGCTACCTTCTTGGTTTTGGTTACTGCGCCTGGCTTGGCAACGCGGGAAGCAGCTTTCTGTGTTGGTTTTTTCTTTGTTGCTTCAACAGTTTTGTCGTACAACATAGCTTTCCTCAACCCAAGCAGCGCTCGGTAATCTATCGTAGCGTCTATCTCTTGTGCCGTAAAACCTAGTTTTTCCATCGCAAATTGACGTATTTCTAGCTTTTCTTTTTGTGCAACTTCTGGTTTTGACCACTCTGGAATTTCTTCTAAAAGCCTTTGATTCCCAAGCTCAACAAATTCTTGAATTTGTTTTACTTGTTCGGCCTGTTGTTCTTCTTGAACCCTAGCCTGTTCCTCTTCAACTTTTTTAAGTTGTTCTTTTGCAGCGTTCCATTCTTGTTGCTTTTTAACATAAGCGACAGGATCTTGCTCGTATAGTGCGTCCCAATCTGGCTCGTTTCCAAGTTGACCCTGTATTTGAGTCTCCAATTTTGGTAACAACTGTGCGTAGATCGCATCTTTCTCCGCTAACTCTTTGTCCTTTTGTTCTACAGATTTTGCCTGTTCCGCGAGTTTTTGAGTTTTGCGCGTATAATCTTGTTGCCTAGAATATCCAGCCATTAACTCTTCTTCCGTCACCTCATATTCAACTCCATCAACTTTGACAGAGAAAGTTTGAGGTTGGTTTGAATCTTCTGCTAGATCTTGTTCTTCAACTTCTTCTTCGGTTTCTTCCTCTTCTTCTAACTCCTCATCAATATCATCATCAATTTCGTCGTCAGCCTCAGGTTCTAAAACCTCTTCCTCGGTTATTTCTTCGACTTCCTGGACTTCATCTTCTGCGGTTTCTTCTATTGGCTCTTGTGGGGCCAAGAAACCCTCAAATGATGCTGTGGTCTCTTCTAAGTCATTTCTTAAAGCAGTCGGTTTCTCGATGTTGCTCATATATACCTCGTTTAGTTAGTTATTTTATATCGTCTTAAAGAACATTCCTAATTTTATTAATGTGAGTTTTGGTAAGTTTGCCCTTCTCGACAATAATTCTTAAATGTTTCTCTATCTCTGGAATCAGCTGAATAGCTTTGTGTATTGATTCTCTTTCGTTGACATCTTCTAAATTGGTGCTTTGCAACCATTTTGTTATGTATTCTTCTTTGAGTTTTTGCAAAGCATCTTGAAATACTTCGCTATCTAATATTTGTTCTGCTAGGAGCGATTTGCGAGCTTCTTCTTCTGTAATCATAAAACCATTAACTTAAACACCAAGGAAGCCAACAAAGAAATAATTATGCCTGCTATCCACCAAAGCCTGACTGTGTTTTGAGATATTAATTCTTCCAGGCGATCAAATCTGTCGTTTGCATTGCTCCAGCGTTCAGCACAAACAGCCTCATGCTGATCTATTTGAGCTGCGACTTCTTTTACTGTTGCCCTAGCCATTAGTAACTCCAAATAGTAGGTCTTGTTTTTCCATGTGTTTCATCTGCAATGTCTAAATGTATAAATCTTCCTTGGCCTTTTTGGTTCACACCTATTCCTGTAAAACCGTGTTTCGGCGCTGTAGTGACAATTTTATACGCTTGTTCACCATAAGACAAAATATCTACTGCTAAACCCATGACATGTGTACCAGGTTTACTTTTGTGAATTTCATTTGGATGTTCCGGGCATCTGTAACCAGAAGTAATTACAAAGGGAAAAGCTAATTCAGTTCGTAAACTTTGCAGCCTATCAACTAGGTTATGACTTATTAAATTTTTGCCACAATGTCTGCAAGCAAACTCATCTAAATTAAAATTTTCCCAGGACATCAATCGTCCCCTTTAGCAACTTTCTTTTGTTTTTCAAAAGTCCTGAGTCCCGCCATTCCGAGCATTGCCATAAGTATGGTTGATAACTGACTGAAATCAAATTCTGGCAGTTGAACTTGAATACCCCAAATGCCAACGCCAAACTGAACCATAGGAGCTATGATGAAATGATAAGCCATAGCAAAACTACATACCCAGCCAACTGAGGGCCTCCAACCTGCAACAAACCAATTTTTACTAGCAGCCTCAATTTTATTGACTTCTATTTGTGCTAGGTTAGCAGTTTGTAATTGTGTCTTGAGTTCATGCTCAAGTTGCATTTTTAAGTTTTTATCTGCAACAAATTTATTTAGTACGCTGCCAGCAATGCCGACAACTGAGTTGGTTATTGGATCAGCCATTAGTCTTTCCTCTTATCTTTTTGATTTGCTTTAGCTATTTTATCTTTTTCTATTAAATGCGGCACTCCCAGAATTGTTTTTAGCAATATGTCCTGGCGTATAATTTCATTATCAACGGATCTTACTCTGTCAATAAGCTGTATAAGAATTTGTGTTTGGGAATCTAATTTTGAGTCTAATCTTTTTTCGACGGCCTGGAGAGACTCGTTTATTTTGTCATCTACCACATCTATTTTTTGCTCCATGCCATTTACTATTTTATTTAACAACTTCCATAAGAAAAAACCTAAACCAAGAGTTGCCGCAATAGGAAAGCCAACTTCGTTAATAATAGTAACAATTTCATTCATAGCCTACCAAGGCCAATTATTACTTACCGTGCGTTCTTTGAACCGCAAAGTTAGCAGTCAAAGAGGCGCCTTTATGTTTTACAAAGCGCCCACCATGTTTCATAAGTTTTAAACTACCGTCTTTTTGTTTCATCCAATGATAGCCTTTTGGCGCTTTTACCTTCATTTTTTCTTTTTCTTTTTAGTTTTTAGTTTTTTAAAATCTGCCCCGGTAATCTTAGTTCTTGGCTTTGCTACCCTGGCTAACTTCTTTTGTTTAGATGAATATTTTTTAAAAGGCATATTACTTTCCGTATTTTTTCATTCCTTTCTTTTTTTTCATCTTAGGTTTTTTCATACCTTTCTTTTTCATACCGTGTTTCATTTTTAACTCCTTTTTTTGGATTTAGATGATTTTAACAAATCGGCGTCAGCCTTTCTAGCTCCGCCTTTCCCGGTGGCAAACGATCGAACACGTCCTGCGGCCCAGGCATGTTGCGAGGTCTTTGGTCTTGAGCCTGACGAAAAATAAGCCGCCGCACCCCTGGAATAAACTTTTCTCAAAACTGATTTAGAAATACCGCTGGACTTGTGATATTTATTTATAACATCTTCTTTGGCGCTCATCCTTTGCTCCTTTGTTTACTAATGCGTTTCATCATTGCCGGGGTAAGTTTACCTTGGCGATAAAGTCTCGCTGTTCTTTTTATCTCTGCTTCTCTAGCTTTTGGATTCTTAGAGCCGCGAACATATTTTTTTGGCACTCCGCCTTTTGTTTTGGCTACTTTTTTAAATTTTCTTTTTGCTACCATTTTACTTTATGACTCCAAAATCGAGCGCTTAACTTACTTGGGTTTGGATCTTGAGCGTTATGCCTGGCGTAATATGATTTGCGCCTGGCTTTATCTTTTTTTGTTTTTGGATTTTTACCTGTGCCTTTGACGCCTTGTTGTCCAAACCTTATGGTTTTTATTTTATCACCTTGTTTGGCAACAACAACATGCGATTTTGTTGGATGATTAGGTGTTCTTTTAGGTTTGTTATAGCCACTAACACCAACTTTTTTTAACCTTGGATCTGCCATTAGTGTATTGTTTTTTCGTCAAAATAAATTATTTCAGAATCTAAATCAATGCGGTCATCAAACAAAGTTTTCATAATCATAATTGCTTCTTTAAAAGACTTGGCTTTGAGTTCGTAGGCTGAGTAAACGTATTCACCTTCGAGTATCTCAAGATCATAATATTTATGAAGTGTTGTTTTCTGTGACATTACTGAACAATCCTTGCGCCTGTATTTTTGCCGCTTCTCTTATCATTTCGCGGTCTCTTTCCATAATAGCATTGATTTCAGCGATGTTAACTTGTGTACCGTATTTTCCTTGCAATTCGAGTGCTTTTAAGCGTATTTGTGCTTCTTCAATATCACGTTGTCTATCATCATCCATAATGATTTTCATACGATCGGTTTCAGCGTCAATAACTGCTTTCTGCGCTTGAACTTGTGCTTTTTGTGTTTCTGCCTGGGCCAACAACTCAGCCGGATCTGGTTTAGGTGGCTGTTGTGGTCTTGGCTGTTGAGGCGGAACATTTGGAGTAATAAAGTTAGATCCATCTTTTATCCCCGACAGTTCCATAAACCTGGTCAAAGTATTGGCATACTGTTGTAAATTAACTAGCGGATTGTTTGGCCCTAGTTGTTGCAAGATTTGTTCTTGTTTACTAATGAGGGTTGCCATTGTAGATAAAGTTTGTTCATCGCTGGTTTTACTAAGCGCAATGTTTACAACCATATCTTTTTCGCTGTCCCAATATCTTGGATCTACCGGAATAAACTGATTGTTCAATCTGAACATGTCCTGGCCTTCCTGGTGTTTGATTACCAAATGATTTACCAAACCAAACAATGTTTTCATACCGCCTTCGGCAAAATGACGACATATCAGTTCTACTCTGCCTTGTGCGCCACTTACTGTCGCGTTGACTGCGGCCCTGGTAGAACTTTGCAAAGCATCTGCGTTTAATCCAGCTGCGGCCTTAGATACTCCGGTTCTATTTTCTTTGGCTTCGTCTAAATAATTTAGTATCGGAAAAGCCTCTTTCCCGGAGAAAGGTATGTTGAATGGTTGCACCATACCTGGCGCTCTCATTCTAATCGGCTGGCCAATATCAGTATTTAAAACATCGTCTATGTTTACCTGGCCTTCAACAATACCCATTCTTGGAAAGATTGAATGACCAAGCGAATCCAGAGTGTCGCGCATAATTTGTGATTTTGCGGCCTGGATAGGTTTGACGTAATCTGTTGGACAAGAACCAATAGCCGTGTGCGGTTCTGGATCTGGACAAAACATAACGATCGGCAACTCGTCCCATTGTTCTACATTGATAACGTGTAAGCCTTCACCAATAGTACAAACTCTTATTCTTTCGTCGATACCATCTTCGTCTAAGTCATAAAAAACATAATGCTCAACGTAGAGTAAATCTTTGCCGCCATCGTCCTGGCGATTTGGAAAAACCATATTGTCAAACGGGTTCCTGGCTTCTTGCTCTTCGTAAGCATCAGAGTCTAAATAACTTGCGCCGGCCCCGGCATATTGCTCAACTTCTGCCTTGTCGTAACCCATAGCAACTAAATCAGAAACAGATTTCAGCATACGGTGGGCCACATAACTTGATTCCTCTAACGAGCGAGCGTGGCGAGCTATCAAGACTTCTTCTGGCGGGATAGATTCTATCGATACCTGGTTTTTCGGAATAATTCTTCTAATCGTCAAATCATAACTAACCGGAGTCTCTTGCGTTATCTCTTCCATAGTCTCCGGGTTCATAACCGTAACGCTTTGCATTTCGGCAGACTCTTCTATGATTTCAACATTCGGATCTAAAATTAAAGCCTGGTATTGTTCTGGCGTTATACCCGAATAACTGTGAGTCTTTGCGCTGGTTGTGTCATCCCAATAGGCTTTGACAAACCCGGTCTTTCTAACCAAAGCGTCTTTAAACACATCGTACAAAATAGAAAAGCCAGGGTTCTTTTCCTGGACAATATAATTTACATAATTTGTTTGTTGTTCGGCGAGCTGCACATCCTCTGGCCCGTTAGGTACAAACTCAACTATTTTCTTTGTGCCAAAAAAAGTACGCATGATAGACGGCAACATAAACAGCACCGTATCGCGCACATCGGTAGAAACATAGTATGACTGCAAAGTGCTAGTCGGTTCTGGCTCGTTACCTAAATAATATTCTGTGGACTCGGCGCGTTCTTCACCCACTTGTTGAATAAAGTCCCTGGCGTCGTCCATTTCCGATTTTAGGACGCGGGACAAATCGCGCATACGAGTTTCTTGTTCTTTCTCTTCTAAGATTTCTTTTTCTTCTGCCATATTCTAACCAACCCGAATGATCCTTGATTTTAAAGGTTTGCGAAAATTATACCCCATAAAGCTCTGACTACCACCAAAACTTACCGCGCTACTTGCCATCGTTAGCGCCAAGGCATCGGCTTTATCTGGAGACTTGATACCGCGTTTTTTCATTTCTTCTTTGGATTCAATCTTAATTTTTCCGGAGGAAGTATATTTATAAACAGGGGATGCTAACTCAGCCACTAATTCATCGTCGTCTGGCAAACAACAGTCGCGGCCAGCTAACCATTCTTTTACTTTGAACCATAACTCGGCGCGCAAGTTCAAATAGTTTTTAGAAGTCGCCGGGGCCTCGGCAACATTGATTCCGCGCGCGGGCAGATTTTGTTCTGACAATCTGTCAACTACCCCAGCTCCTAAACCAATAACATCAACTAATATTTCTGAGGGTCTATCCAGGGCGGTAGTCTCGTCGTAACGATTTTTAATGATTCCGCAGAGTTGCATAAGATCCATAGAGCCAAAAGTTTTTATTTCAAAAACAGTATTACCCTGACGGACGCATAGCGCGGAACTATCTCCGCCGTACCTGGCAACGTCTAAGCCCCATATTATTGGCTCGCTCGCCGTCAGAGAGACATCCCTATTTATTGCTGCGCGCACTAACTCCATAGGAATTACTGCGTCATCGTCAGCACGGGGGAACTCTCCCATCACCTCAACCCTGGCAACAGTAGAGTCCTCCCCGTATTGTTCAAGCATACGTTGAAATAGTTCTTTATCAGTATCTTCAACCGTCCTGGAATCAATTTGTTTGTTCTTCCAAAAAGCTCTGTTAGCGTGAAAACAATCATAAAAAGGCCCGGTGTTTCTTCTTGGGTTTGAAAAACAGAACCAATAACGATCAGAAGTAGGCTCAGTAAAGAAACCTTCGGAAACGCTGTAGATCTGTTGCGGAATACCTGAGGCCTCATCCATTATCAAACAAACTCCATAATTAGAGTGAATCCCGGCAAAAGCGTCTGGATTCTCTTCACTCCATAGTTGCGCTTGCGCGTAATAGTACCCGGTGTCTATTTTTAAATCTCTAGTAAGTGCCTCTTCAAACCAGGCGTTTGGTTTTATTGCCGTAGCTGTTTTTGCAAACCAATGTGAATTTATAGCCAAGGTAAGCCATTTACCTAGCTCGGCCCAAGTTCTTGAGCGCAACTGTTGTTCTGTGTTGGCGGTTACAATAATTGTGCATCCCAGGCGAGTTGATAGCATCCATAAAATTAGCCAGGCAACTAAAGCAGATTTTCCTATACCCCTACCTGACGCAACAGCTAAACGAAACATTTCCGGGGAAGGTAAACGCTCATTTCTTTGTATGTGCGTTGTAATTTCTTTCAAAATTTTTTCTTGCCATGCTCTTGGGCCTGAAAAGTCCTCTAGGGGGGTATCTTTTTGTCCCCAAGGAAAACAATACTTAACAAAGTTATATGGATTGTCTTTTATCATTGGCGACCATATCTCGGTCATCAATTCTTTTTCTTGTTGCGGACTATATTTCATTTTTTCCTCGCCATTTCTTCTATAGTTTGTTTATTGTTCCTTTTTTCAAAATATACCCTGGTGCAATATCTCCTAATAATCGCAGCAACAGTCAAAACCGTAAGCTGAATAATAGAAATAAAAAGCGCGTCTGTTGTAAAAACCAAAAGAATGGCTAGGGTGGCCCAGGATATTGGAAAATTAAATGCAGCTCCTAATATTGTGTCTGTTACTGATTCTACAAATGCTTTTCTATTAAATTTCATAAAAAAATTTAGTTAACCTGTTCTTTTGCTATTGCCGGCCGCCTAGAAAACAGCTTGGGGGGTAAAAAATATGATATTTTGTCATTTTTCCTCACTTTTTTTGCCTGGAAGCAACTCCTTTATAGGGAGTCGTTGCGAATCAGCATCATTTTGTACTATTTCACCATCAATCACCCTATTTTTACTAGCAAGCATAATTTCTTTTAGATTTATGTTGTGATTTACCTCTTGTCTGTCGCTCCAATTCTGCGGATCTCTGTTTTTTAGAAAGAAAATGGCAGAAGTTTCCTTGCCTTCTAGCGCATTTTCGTAAAGTTTTGACGAAACATCGGCGACTGCTCTTGCTCTTCCTCTTTTTAAAGCAGTATCAAATTTGTCATTATTACGTTTATTCCTTGCTATTGTTGACAATGAGCAATTTAGTAAATGTGAGATTTGTAATTCTGACAGTCCCTTTCCGGCCCATTGTTCTATCTTTTCTAACGTTTCATCGTCAAATTTAATCCTTTTTCTCCCGGCTTTAGATTTCTTTTGCTCTGTCATGTAAAGGATTATAAATGTCAAAATACATTTTATCCCGTATTTATTTTCCCCTTTTCGTAAAAATCGTACTATAATGTAATCATGTGTAGTGCAATTATGCTTTACTTAAACCAAAAGGTGAAAACATGTATGAATTAATAGTTACTCTTGAGGATCGAGGCTCCTTTCCAGCCATGAAATTTAGAAGTGAATTAGAGGCCCAGGACAAAAAATTTAGACTCCTGGAACAATATAACAGCGTCGGCATAAATGCTGACATAACCATAAGGAGAGAACTATGAACTTTAATTACTTAGACGGTCTTACAAAGGATCAATTAGAAACTCGTATTTATGATCTCCAAAATGAATTGAACCAGGAGTTCCATTTGGCTCGAATTATGAGTTTAAAAACAGCTATGAAGCTGCAAGACGAACTTGCTTACTGCAAAGCGTTGCTTGAAAACTTTAAACCAAAGGAGAATGATTTTGATAGAGAAGTGAGAATCAATCCAAATTTTAATGAAAGTGAGGAATAAAATGAAAAGCAATACTTATTCAGAAAGCATCTATCAAGAAGGCAATTCCTTTGTCGGTATAAATAGTGAAGGCGAAACAGTTATGCGTTATTACATAGCTGATCCTCTTATGCGGGCCAAGGCAGTATTGCAATGGTCTGAGGAAGGCAGATTTAAGGGCCTAGCTTGAAATATCGTATAAAAAACCAGGCTATCTTCGTTGAGCCAATAAAAAAGTTACCAGGCAATCTGGTACTTTGTCTCGATGAAGAGCTTGGAACTTACCGAAAAATACCCCTAGATAAATTAGTTAAAGCGTATTAAATGTCTTATAATGTGCGTGAGCGCGGTTATTCATTGACTCTCCACACATGTTTTCTCCTAATCGCGCTCATCTAATCTAATCTCAGAATTTAAACCAACTAAAAGTAAATGTTTTTTATAACCACGTTTTGCTTTCCGCATAAGTTTTCCGTCAACACCCTCCGCTGCAATCCAAACAACATTCTTTTCTTTACTTGCTAACGCATGTATCGCGTTGCTCACGCTCTTTCTATCCAATCCGCACATCATAGCCAGGTAAATAAATTTATCGTTACAGCTGCAACTAAAATGTCTGTGACGTTCGCATATTGCCCAAAGACATAGTTTGCTCGCCGGGGTAAGATCTTTGCGCTGTATCTGTTTTCTATACCAGCGCCATACGAGACTCTTTTGTTTCGCAAACTGTTTGTATCTCGCCCACTCGCTCGCTCGCACTAAACCCGACTTACTCGGACTATCTATCTCATCTTCTGTGATCCACCAATACTCTTTCAATGTAGTCTCTCGCTCGCGCTATCAGTAGCTACTACATCTAACAATTCTCCTTCTACAATACACCCATAATATTCTGCTATTACTTCTGCTTCATCTTGAGTCTTTGCATAAATATTAGGCCCTGTAAATTCTTCTCCGTCCCAAATGAATTTAGTCAAAAATATTTTCATCTTCTCCTCTTTTCCAGGCGCGCCAGCGGCCTGGAAAAATTAGTATATAGTATAAAGTATAACGTCATTGTGGGTATTCTAAGGACGTCGTAAGGGTAATCTAAGGACGTAGTTGTGGAATCTAAGGACATAAAACGGGATTCTAAGGACATTAAATCTCCATATTTTTAAGTATGTGAGCAATCACATCGACTGTCCATCCGTTGCCTAACATCTTATATCTTTGTGTGTTAGACACGTCTTTTGTGTAACCATCTGGCACGGTTTGAAGGCGCTCACATTCTAGCGGAGTAAGTTTACGCCACGATAAATTTTCAAAGCGCATGTAGTCTTGTGCTGTTGGCGTCAAAGCATTACATTTATATTTCATGTTTCTGCCACGCCTTGTCTTTGACTTTGGATAATTAATATCAAAGCAATCGCCATCTTCAATAACCGTATAACCTTTTTTAGTAGCCTCGGCGATAATTAATTGTCTGTTTTCTTCATCAACTATAATGCGCTCCTCTGTATCGTTTGAAACAACCACACTATCTTTAAATACTGTAGTAATCGCATTGGATTTATCGTCTTTACGCAGCTCTAGCATTTGTTTTGTTTGGTTAGATACAGAAATACCGTCTTTGTCCATACGTTTACCTTCTTTATCGTAAGCTCTGCCACGAAAAGCGCCACCAACTTGTTTGGGTTTGTTTACTAACTGCCTTCGTGATTTGTTTTTGTATTGTTCAACGCTTGCGCCTTTATAGTAATTAGCGTCTATGCAATATGATTTTTCTTTTTCGCTAACATATTCATCTTCCAAAATATCTCGCAAGACTATACCTTTGTCTTTTGGTTGCTCAACTCCAGGTATGTTGGTCCAATAGTATCTTTGCCTTGATTGCGCGCTTACTAAGGCACTATTGATAAATATAGGCT